TTTAGTATGTACCATGTACGGTGTGAACAATGACCGCACACGTTTTTCCACGCGCGTCATGTGGCAGTTCGCTAGTGCCGTCACCAACACCTATGCATATTTCAATGGATCTAATTACTCCCTTCAGGATATGAACACATTCGAAGGCCAATGTATGTCTATTATCGTCAGAGATGGCGTTAGGAAGCCTATTGTTGGTTTCCACATTGGAGGTAAGGAAAACACCCCTAGAGGATGTGGCGTGGCTGTGCTCATCTCAGAATTACAACTTGCCCTGCATGATTTAGCCAAACTCAATTCGTCTTTCGTTCTTGGCCCACAAGCCCGTGATGTTTCAGATACTTTTGGTACTAAAACAATCGCCATTTCTCCTGACGTGCACCCTAAATGCTCTGTCAATTTTTTGGAGGATGATGCTGCTGTTGTAGTGTATGGCTCTGTTATTGGTAAGTGTCATCATACATCTGACGTTATTTCTACACCCATATCTGATATTGTTGAAGATGTAACAGGTGTACCTAACCAATGGGGACCACCCCAATTCAGTCCGAAAGTAATTTGCTCTGATGGCGTGTCGCGCAGTCAAAATTGGAAACCATGGTCAGCCACCATGCAATCTGCTGCTTACCCAAGCACAGGTTTTGATCCAGCGGATGTTCTTGCCGCCAAGCAAGATTATCTGTTCCAATTGAAAGAAAAATTCGAGGCTATGTCCTCATTCTGGAAAAAAGACATATCTCCTCTTAATAAAACCGCTATTGTAGCCGGTATAGATGGAAAGAAATTTGTTGATTCCTTAAAGCTAAGTACATCCATGGGCTATGGTATTTCCGGTAAAAAGGAAAAATATATCATAAATTTACCCCCCACAGAGACTAATGCTTGCCCTAGAACATTTACTCCTGAAATATGGGAAATGGTAAATGAAGCAGAGCAACTTCTGGATGCTGGATTATCACTAAATTGCATCTTTGGTGCAAGTCTCAAGGATGAACCAACTAAACGCTCAAAGGATAAAGTGCGTGTGTTCCAAGCCGCACCCATTGTGCTTCAGATATTAATTCGCAAGTATTTTCTCCCAATTGCTAGATTCCTTTCCATGAACCCACTCATCTCCGAGTGTGCAGTAGGTGTTAATAGTCAAGGTCCCGAATGGGATGAGCTTTCCAAGTTCATGTCCGCATGGGGAGACGACCGCATCATTGCAGGAGATTATAAAAAGTACGATTTACGTATGCCAGCCCAATTAACATTGGCCGCATTTTCAACACTCATTGATATTGCACAATGGTCTGGCAATTATACAACTCAGGATCGTGCACGCATGAGGATTCTTGCACATGAGGTATGTACACCTCTTGTGGCTTACAATGGTACATTACTCCGGTATATGGGCACCAATCCCTCCGGACACAATATGACAGTATATATAAACAGTATTGTCAATTCGTTTTTACACAGATTAGCTTGGTTCGACGCATACAATTCAGACGAACGAACCAAAATGGGTAAGGACTTAGGCTTAGGTCGTCCAGCAACCATACGCGATGTGTGTAACATCATGACTTATGGCGATGATGCTAAGGGATCAGTACACCCCGACTATGATGCTTTTAACCACAAGCAAATGGCCGAGTTCCTTGAAAGGTATGATATTCAGTTCACTATGCCCGATAAAGTGTCTGAACCCGTCCAATTTATGCA